ATCTTTTTCTTTTATTTCATCTTCAAGCAATGAGATGGCTTCAAAAAGATATTCTACAGCTTGTCGCTTGTTTCCAAACTTAAGTTGCATTTCAATTTTAGCTTTCTTAATGTACTCTTGAATCATGTTTACCTCTTTTATGATGAAACTATAGAAACTTTAATATCTGCAGTTGGACTATCGTCACCAGACAACGCAGCAGTTGTAACGCACCAAAATGAAAGCCCTGCATCAAACTCCCAACCATTGCTAATTACATATGTTGTTACAACCCCAAGTGGGGCATACAGAGTAATTGTTGGAATTGTAGAAGAGCCTCCACCGCCAGTAATATTTGCTGCGTTCGCAATTTTAACATAACAAGCCGGCTCGCTCGTAGTCGGCGCTCCAGCCGTAGCGTCAATCTCAATCACGTATACTTTACCGGCAGACGCAGCAGTAACGTTTTCAGCTTCATTTGTATCCGCTTTGACATCAACTACAAGCTTGCTTGCAAGATCACTCAGGCTTGATGTTAAATTAGCCATTTAAACACTCGTCACAATTGTTACGGCAATTTTTTCATTACCAGAAACGCTGGGTGCAGTGTTATCAGCCGGTGTTCCGTTTTCAGTGGCACAAACCGTAAGTGCATCATACGAAACTCCACCAGGAATTTCATACGTGTATGTTGACGATGCCGGACAGGAAAACACCCAGTCCGGCGCGGTAGAGCCTACGCTGGCTGCGTAAATATTAAACAGCTTCACATAAACAGCAGCATTATTGCTGTTGGCAATTTTAACCGAATGAAGCTTGCCAGGACCATCAGTGACATTGTTCTGTGCCGCATTAGTCATGTTTGCATCATGCAGAACCTTGTAGGATACAGCACGGTCAAATTTGGTAGAAGTTATCGCCATTTAATTGTTTATCTCAGTCGCCAGTTGTGGCTACGGATTTCTTTTCGGCCGCGTCTACATAGCCTTGGCCAAGAATGTATGAAACGCAGACTCCAGCAGTCAGCTTAAGCGCTTCGCCAAGTGCAATGTCTTCACCCAAGAATGCAAGCACTGGTGGAATCAACGCTCCAAGGAACGCGGCCCAAAACTTACGTGATGAGAGTTTAGTTTTCAAAGTTTCCATGGTGTCTCCTATGGTCTAAGTGATTCGAGCCATTGTACCAAAACAAGGGCATCATCGGCAGATGCCAAAGCAGCATCCCAAATCGATTGTTCTACTCTGGCATTGACTACAGTTTCTGTCCAGCTTGATGTGACACCATCAATTCTCTGGACGCAATCGCTACTATTAACATTAGCCGAAGTGTTTGAGTTGTTGATATCGTCAGGTGTCATGTTCCACTACCTCCCCATCCACCAGGATCGCTTGTTATCAGGTATCGCAGCCTACAAGTAAGTACAGGCACTGTTTTGCTAGTATAATCAAGACTGGAAGTGCTATTTGTACCAAAAAAAGCGTACAAATAAATTTGACCATCAGAATCAAAAGTAGATGCGTCGTTGGGGAGATCGTAATTTAAACTGGTTGGTCCATTGTCATACGCATAAGACGTACCAGAATACTGGGTTGTGTTGTTCATAATCATGACGCTTTCAGCGTCTGCCTTGCTACCAACAGCAGGACCAACATAAATTGTTCCGTTCATAAAACCTGAACCTGCGTTCATGGCGGAACCATTGTTTACTGATTGTCCAGTGTGACCATTAGCTCTATTATTGTACATTTTTAAAGTCGGTGGATCTGCAGCAGAATTAAATACAAACCCACTCATAATCCAGTGGTTGTTTGTGTTGTCAAAATCAGAACCATTTTGGCCAATCCCCATGCCAAAACAAGGAATAGCCTCATTAGTACCTTTGTAATCTCCTGTGCATCCTATAAATTCTACTTGAAACTTAATAGAAAATGGCGTCGTAAACGTTATGGCATCGCCGTAATTGTTGGTCAATGGCATGCCGAAAACAGCCATATCAATCCCATCATTCGTGTTGTGACTACAAGAACCATTGAAGGTAACAACTGTGTTTCCGCCCGTGGTTGCAGAGCCGGAAATGTGGCTGTTTGGGTCTTCTGCTACAACGTCTGGAGCCTTAATATCCAGTGTGCGCCAACCCAAATGTTTGCGCCTTCGTATACCCAAGCTTCTACCTGAAATATTTCCTGGTACTTTGCTCATGCTGACCCACTTCCACCAAAGCCATTGTAAAAATCACCTTCTACCATATACCAAAGACGACACGTTACAACACAAGCTGTGTTGCCACTAAATGCATCTTGCTCAATATCAGTTATTGCCGCGTACAAGGTTGCCGGCGTATTAGCATTATTGAACCCGCTATGATTTGTTGCATCAAGATCCGTCATAGTATTTGTAGGTGTGGCGTAGTCATCACCGGACGCTTTAAAAGCCTGCCTTAGTATTCGTGTGTTCCCATCTGAGGTCGACATGTCGGGGCCAACTTGAAACTCAGTGATATACAGTTTACAGTTGTCGCTAGTCACAGCGCTTTGCCTAATTTGACCACCAGAACCACTATCTGCAGTTTGTTCGGTAAAATACTTTGCATCTTCGCCCACAGTTTCACTTGAACTGCTTCGAGCGCCTATTTGAACTCCAGATCCAATATGTCTTGATGTGTCGTTGGCAAAATCAACGCCTGTTTCCATCGTTAAACCCATGGTAATACAGGGTTGAGTCATGTCTTCGCCACTAGTGTCAGAATGATCTCCACTTATTGAAACCAACTCGATCATGGTTTTTAACGTAAATGGTTTACCGAAGGTTAGAACACTACCCTCATCAGTCAAAAGTGGAATGCCGCCAACAAATCCATCTACAGTAAAAAGAGACCCAGCGCCGTCATGAGCCGTCAAAAACGTAATGACTGTGTTGCCTGAACTCTCATCTACTGAGCAAGGCGCAGCAGCGCTGCTGCTTACAGTTACACCCTGGTCATTCTGTAACCTACATCGAGAATCGCTAAAGTAAAACCGTCTCCAACCCTTTTGAGTATGGTAATCCCTACCCAAGCTGGTGTGACTGAAGTTTCCAGGGATGGTTGATCGTCTAGCCATTAAGTAGCGGTGATCCTGTTTACGAAGCCGTGAATCGAAACAACATTGGTTGTTGTTGCGTATGCCTTTACAACCAATGAGTTTTGTAGAATTAAACCGGGCACGACAAGCAAAGTCTCATTGGGTTGAACAGTGTACTTTAAATCATTTGTAACCGATGTTGTCCCACCAAATTGAATGGTGAGAGTTACAGCAGAGGTGTGTGTATTGGACGCATACAAATAAATTTCGTCATACTCACCAGCACCAGTAACGTTGTTCGCTGTATGGATTGTAGTTCCAGCGCTTGATGTGGCTGCAACTTTGACGCCAATACCGTCCGCTCCACCGCTTAGTTCTTGTTTTGCAATTACTGCCATTGTATTTCCTTATCGTCCAAATACTTGGGTATGAAAAATGAGATTTGCATCCAGAGTTGCGCCACCACCACCACCAGCAACAGCGGTTCCCGATGTAAGCTGAATGTCGTTACCAGCATCCGTTGTAAAGTACAGTTCGTTTGGTGTTCCGGTCTTTACCCACAACTGACCAAAGGCTGCTGTGTCTGCAGGCGCGTTCGCCATTTCTTTGAGGGCTACGGAAGCTGAAGCACCATCAACAGTGAAAGATGATGCGTGAGCCGTTGAACCGTTGACTACAACATTACCGTTTGTGCCGATCCGCATACGCTCTGCAACAGAATCAGCGGTTGAAGTCTTTGTCGCAAACGTCATGATTGACGTGCCGTTTCCGTCACCAGAACCAGCAGAAAGAATCAAATCACCACCGTTTTGGTTTGTGGCTCCAGCAGGAGCAGAGCCTGCAGCAATGGTCAAGTCTCTACCATCAGTGCCCGAGCCTGTAGTGGATACGGCAAGAGTCGCGTTTTGACCATTAGCAAAAGTAACGTCACCGCCAGTAACAATTACGTCGCCTGCAAACGTGGCCAGTTGGGTTTCATCAATCGTCAACGCAGTGACTAATCCGCTGTCGTTGTTGGTCGAAAAGATCAATTGACCCTTATCATCATCAGCAGTACCGACGTGACTTGCTTCAACTTGAGCTAAGAAGTTTTGACCATGATCCGCGAAAATAATACGAGTTTCTGCACCACCTGCACTATGCTCATTTACCGTGTTTTGAAGCACCATATAGGCTGGACCGCCAGCAACATGTAGTGACGTAGCCGGGGCGGCTGTACCAATACCAACGTATCCATTGGTGTGTACACGCATACGCTCTGCGGCGGCATCTGTACCACTGACCTTGGTCTTGAACTGGATGCTCGATGTGCCTGTGCCGTCACCGTCACCAGAGGCAAGAATTAAATCACCGCCATTTAGGTTGTTTGCACCTGTGGTCGTCGAGCCGGCTGAAACGGTCAGGGACTTACCAACAGTAGTTCCTGTGTTGGTTACTGTGCTGATCGTCGTTGCTGTTGTATTTCCGGCAGTGCCCAATGTTGCATCGCCACCAGAAACAATGATGTCCGTTCCAACGGTTACACCAGCATTAAACAAAGCCGCTCCAGCGTCTGACATATCAAGCGTCAAAGCCGTGATGTCGGCAGTGTCATCCGTGCCCTTGAAAATAATATCAGCATCGCCCGCTTGCGCATCAAGCGTAATGTTGCCCGAAGAGGTTGCAATAGTAACTGCAGCGTCACCGGTCGTAATGTCGTCTGCAGCACTTGATCCAGTAGCAACAGCATCAGCAACCCATTTAGCGCCATCATACTTTAGGAAATGACCTGTAGATGGTGAGTCCTGACCAATCTTCGTAACGTGGCCAGAACCATCAAAAGTAATCGCAGCAGTGCCACCAGCCTCTTTGAGTGATCCACCATCGTCGAGAATGATGTCACCAGTGACTTGAACATCGCCAGCCGCCGTTACTTTTTGGGCCTCGTCAATCGTGACCGCAGCAGTCAACGACGAGCCGGTATGTGTAGACAAGATCATCTTGCCTTTAGTGTCATCCGATACGCCACTGTGACTTACTTCAATCTGCCCAAGAGACGCATTTGCGTGATCTTCAAAGATCAGCTTTGACTCACAACCACCATCCGAGTTTTCAGATGTTGAGTTTTGAATCGTTACATACGGGGCCGTTCCCTTGAGTTGCAGTTGCGTACCAGGGGCGGTGTCACCTATACCAACACGATTGTTCGTTTCATCGATGGAAAGTGTACCGCTATCGACCTCAAGGTCGGTGACGACAAGCGCTCCACCGCCACCTGAAAACTTAGAATTGAAGCTTGGCATGAGGCCCCCTTATGTCTTGTCGTGCCATTGAAGCCGTGCTTTATCAACAACACAGGCCTCACCTGGCTTGATCCATAGATAACACTTGCCTGTAGTTGTTTGGCCTGATGGGGCAGTAATAAACAACTTGTCCAGTGAGATTACGGTATGAACCGTACCTGAAGTGCCACCTTCAGTAACCGATATGCTTTCTGCTTTGGAAGTCAACGGATCATCACCGGCTGAGTCCCAAGTCAAATACACGTCGAACGTTTTTGTGGCATCAGCCCAAGATGTAAAAACAATTTCTAACTGAGAAAACGAACATGAACCCGGCAACGCCTTGGAACGGGCGTCACTTGGGGTTCCTGTTGTCTGCTCGGCAAGTAACGTTGAAGTAAACGCACTTGTCGAACTGATAGATGTTTTTGCTGTATTTGTGACGAAACCTGAAGCCATCATGACCTCCAGATAGCTAGAGGTTCAATATCAAGTAGATGGGTTGACGATGTCTACGACGAACACGTCTGAGCGGCATGAGTTACCAGCGTTTGCGACACTCCACTCTCCACTTACAGAAAGAGTTTGCTCAACTGTAGTGTCAACGGTGAAAGAAGCCTTTAAAGACCGCTTAGTGGCGGTTGTAACGGCATCAGGATCTTGAAAATCAATCATTGCAACGGCTGTGCCGCCTGTTCCAATTGTCCTAATTTGAATAAGCGAATCGATGTAAAACACATCGCTGACCGCAGCATCAACAGCGGTAGTAGCAAGAACCTCTTCACGAGATGCCAGAGCAACGCTTGTTTTACCGAGACTCAAATAAATCTTCAGAGTGTCGGTGCTATTCTGTGCTGTAACAATTCCCATTGACTGCACGCGAATCGTAGATCCGGCAACAAGGGTATTAGCAGGAATTGCCAAAGAATCCAATGCTGTTTCAGTCGTTGTGTTCGTCAAAGCGGTACTTGCTGCTGTTTTGGTAGCAGCTTGTCCACCGACATACATTTTTGCACCAGCACCACGGCCATGATCGACCATCATGCCGATACCGTGTTCAAGCGCTCGGCCTGCAGAAAGTTCAGGGATTCTAGACATTATTTACTCCATTGGGGAAGGGGAAGTGTGATTCGTTTTCAACAATAACATGATTAATATACAGAAGAGGTTCTTTATTTTTTCGACTCTTTAGAAAGATTTAGTTCCCTTAAATGCTGTTTGATTTTGAAGGACGTATTGGCTTCGCCTTCCGAATCGATATGCACGGGCGATAATCCAATAAGCTTCAACAAGTACAGTGGATAAAAATCTTTGTATCTCAATTTGTATTTTGTACCATCTGTGCCTTGATAACTAAAGTCTTCTCGCATAGCGCGATGGGCCGTTGCTGTATCCAAGTATCCTTTTACCCCTGGTGCTACATTACCATCAAATGTGTCTGTGGGGCGCTCCATCGTTACAGGTTGCGGGGGCTCTCCAGGCTTCTTAGAAACTTCATAGGTGAACTTTCTTGTGGGCTTCACAACGCCAAGCTGCACCAAGCCAGGAACACGAGCCAAGAGCGGCCGCTCTTTATCGGCCTGATAATATGCGTCGGCCGCTTTTATCATAGCTTCTGTAAGGCCAATATTTGATCGATCAACGGCATCAATAAGATCGAGCATACGACCAGTGCCTATAGTTTGCATAAACTCCAATACGAAGTTTGAAACACCTGGATTGGTGGCAATGTAAATGCCTCTACCTGGCATTTCGATGTTTCGAACGTTTACTTTTCTGCCTGCTTTATCGTCAAAAACAAACTTCAACTTACTTTCAGGTAGATGTATTATTCCAAACTTGTCGTGCAATACACCACCAAAAAGGTCATGGTCAAGC